TTTCTCCAAGACCTAACTGTTCGACTGTGGGTGTTTTTCCCTGAACGGTAGACCTTTTAACTCTTATGATGGGATCAGCCATTTATTCGCATAGTGGTAGGGACCTTAGAGATTCTTATATAAGAATCTTAGGTATTTATGAAAAATCTCCTTCTACCTTTGAACTCCTTTTTGGTTTTCTCAATTTTTCTAACTCAGCACTCAAAGAATTTACAGTTGCGGTGAGCGATTCCACTTGAGTTTCCAATACAATATTGCGGTTAAACAAGTCAAATGCCTTCTGTTGGTATTTTGCAAGAACCGCTTTCAAATCTTCTTCAGACATAAAAATACACCCAGTTTTTCTGGGTGTATTTATGGTTTATGAATTAACTTCAGAAAGTCCCAGCGTCAATAGTAATATTTTGTAGATTTCTCGTAGAACCAGTACAAGAAATAACTTGAGATGTTCCAGCGCAATCAGTGACCCAAAGAGAACCAATTTCAATAGGAGCAAATGTGGAAACTGTAATTTGAGGACTGTTGGCATCTGTTCCTCCACCATCACTAATTGCAGAACCAAACTGAAATCTTCCATCTGCGTGTTCCCAAACAACTGCAGATTGTTTTGCGCTATCAGTGTAGTAATTAAAGAGAACTCCAAGGTCCCAAGTCGTTGCAGTTGTTGGTGCAGCACCATCAACAATACCTAGTTGAATAGTGCGGTCTTCTACAGTAAGAGAAGCAGTATTAACTTGAGTAGTGTTTCCATTTACATAAAGATTACCTTGAACTGTTAGGTCATCAGCAATCGTAACATCATTCGCAGCAATCGTAATTGCAGTTGCGCCAGTGTTTGATGATTGAATAGTTGCAGTTCTTAATGTTGGAGCACTTAAGGAAGTTCCAACAACAACTGCATTTGGAAGACCTACAGTAATAGTTTGAGCCGATACTGAGGTTTCAACTTCATTCGCAGTTCCATTAATAACTAAGGTTTGTGAAGTATTAAGAGTACTTGGACCACCACTATCAGCATTCAGTCCAAGAGTTAGATTAATTGCCCCAATCTCAGCATCAACATAATTAATAATTGCTGAAGAAGTGGGAACTGAAGAAGTTGAAGTTCCCGATCCGACTGCAGATGAGAACTGAGTAATGCCAACTCCAGTCCCTACCGTAGTAATACCACTAATAATTAAGTTTCTTGCAAAAGTTGCATCCAAATCAACAAAAGATAGTGTATTACTTGCGTTTGTTGAACTTCTAAAACTATTTGCAATGATTTTACCTTGGAACGATACATCGCCAGATGTATCGTACATATACATCGCACGAGTTCCATTTGCAGAATCAAGATAACCGCTACCTGCAATTAGGTCTCCAGCAGATTTTACATTTCCAGTTACTGTTGAAATAGAAACTGCAACAGTACCATCACTTGCCTGAATGTCATTACCACCAATCTTAACATCTCCAGCAAAAGTAGTTAATGTATTTGATGTTAATGTGATATTAGTATTGCCATCACTCGCTTTAATGTCATTGCCATTGATACGAATATCTCCATCAACAACGACATCGGTAGAGAAAGTTGAAATACCTGTTACGTTAATTCCACCAGAACCAACAATTAATCCACCAGCACCAAAAGTAAGATTTGAACTATCTTCAAGAGCTCCAGAAGTTCCTGCGAGAACAACTCTACCTGCAGTTAAGTCAGAAACTGTTGCAGATGATAGTGTTGTTTCTCCACCAGAAATATCAGCACCACCATTAGCATCAATTGCGCCAGTAAATGTTGATATTCCACTTACTAAAGTATTGCCAGTAAACTCAGCGTGTTGTGTAGTAAGTTTATTAGTACCTGGGTTGTAGTAAATACCGTCATCAGTATAAATTGATTCATTTGTTGCAGAACCATTGTTTGCATCAACAAATGTGATATGATAATTTGCATTGGTATCTGCTGCAGTGACAGTCTTAACCTGGTCTGCTGATGATACATTACCTACTAAAGAACCATAGAAAGTTGTTGCACTTACCTCAGTATCACTAACAGTAACACCTGAACCAACAGCAAGACGAACTCCGCTTGCCATTTGAGTGGTTCCGATTGCAACTCCATAGTTAAACCCAAATGCATCTGTAGAAAATCCAAGAGTTCCACTCTTGAACCACATCATCTGCTTATAAGTATCTGGAAGTGTATTGATTCCAGAAGCAGTAAATGATACTAATGGTGTTCCCTCAGTAGATGCAATAGCTACACCAGCGTGATTTGCTGAGGTATCTGTTGGTGTAACTGAAGTTGTGTATCCAAGTATAATATCTTTGTTTTCAATATAAACATCTTGTCCGAGTAATGTGACTGTGGTTCCACCAATAGTTACATTACCATTTACCGTTAAATCATTCTGAATAATAGTATTATCTTGAATGATTACGCTGCCTGCTGGATCAAGAACAAGATTTCCCGATGAAGTTGTAATCTTATTTGCATCATCAGCACCGATTCTTATATTACTTGCGTCTATTCCACCATCAAATGTACCTATACCAGCAAAACTTGTATGTCTCCACTGCCTTGCACCATCACCTAAATCATAAGTATTTGACGCATTTGGATATAATCCTGAAGTAAACTCACCACCAACATTAATATTATCTCCAGTATCATCACCAAGATTAATTAACCCACCTTTAAATGTTACGACACCAACAAATTCACTATAACCTTGTACTCCAAAGTTTCCTCCAACATAAAGGTCACTTAAGAATGTACCAACTCCAACAAATGTAGAGATTCCTGATACATTCAATGCATCATCAATTGAGGTAAATCCTGTGGCAGAATCTAATATCAGATTTCCAACAGAAGTATCAATTTCATTATTTGTAGATACACCAATTCTTATATTTTTAATCTCTGCACCACCATTGGCATCAAGTAGTCCAGTAAGAGTAGAAATTCCAGATACAAATAAATCAGTAAATGCTGCCTGAGATCCAGGAACTGCAACACCTAAAATACCAGCGTAAACTGCACCACTAACATAAACACTTTTACCGGAAATCCCACTTGGTAAATTTGCTCCAATAAAGTTTAAGGTTCCTGATTGATAATCAAAGAACCACTCATCATCATTTCCAGAACCTGCTCCATATATTTGAGTGCCACTGGAGGCAGCAGATGCAGCATTACCTGGAGTATGTAAATAAACTTTTACAAGATAGGTAGAACCAATTTCTGGAGGAATCCAATCGGTAATATTTGTTTTCCAAGTTCTGTTAAGAGAAGAAGTTGTATCGGCAGCACATTCTACGGGACTTGAAGTTGGATATACTGTTACAATACCAGAGGTGCTCCCTGGCATAACTCCAGGTACTAAATTTGCTTGAGACCAAACTTTATCACCACGGAGAAGTAGTGGACTTGATATAGATTCATTGGTCGCTGCTTTTAGAGTGCCAGTATCTGTTTTAGCCCTACCATAACCAATTTTTTTCCAGAGATAATCAACCTTTTGAGTGTCTGTGATTGCCATTTTGTCTAAATTCTCCTTATGTTATGCTAAGGCTTGTTACCGATTGACCAGAAGCGAGAGCGATTCTGACTAAAAGAACATTACCAGTAGCATTACTTAAGTTTTCACTACCAAGAGTTAAAGTATAACTTCCACTCAAAGAGGTTCCGGAAGATATAACGTCACCAGGCGTATCCGCACATCCATTACTGCCATTACCACCTGCTCCAGTATTTGCACCTGGAACACCTGAACCTGCATATACAGTATCCGCTCTTAACCAACCATTAAGAGTGCTAGTACTATCTATACTTGTTCCAGGTGCAGCAATCCAAAGTCCAGTGATACCAGAAGATGTAATATTAACATTAACATTAGCAACTGCTTGTCTTCTAAATGCAAAAGTGAAATATTGAGTTCCACTTCTGTTAGATGAAAAATCTGGACCAACGGGCAGATATCCAGTTGAATAATTTACTTGATTATGAGTAATATTTCCAAGTCTTACAACTGCTTCTCTAGTTGTAGTAATTCCTGCGGGTGCAGAACCTTCAGAGTATGGATTGTTGGTATAGAAATTAGTTGAACTATTGTATGAAGGAGTATCTGTAGCAATTCCAGGTCCAAAATCGTAAATTCTCTTACCATCATCAGTGTAAGTTCCATTACCTAAACTATCAGAAACTGCAATTGCAAGTTCACTAATTCCACTTTGTGCTGCAGTGTGAACTTGGATATTAGTTCCAATATCACTAGAATATCCACTGATTCCATTTACATTTCTAGCACGAACCTTTACTCTATCAACTGTTCTTACACTTGAAGATGTGATAGGAACAGTTAAGTTACCTAATGTATATGCAGATGAAGTTCCAGTATTTGCATTTGGAATTCCGCCAGTCAACATACTTGAAGAACCATTTATCTGCGAGTATGTGTAATCACTATCAGTTGTACCAGCACTAGAGGTTCCTTCTTGATTTGTACCAGTGTCAACTTCTACAATATTTGACTGGTTAGTATAGGTTTGACCGACTATATTTGTAACTGTAACTCCAGAGAGAGTTAAACTTGGGGACCCAGTATTGTAATATGGGATACCAGAAACATAGCGATAAGTACCAGAAACGTTTTCTGCTAAAGAAGCTCCTGCAACACTAACAGTAGGAGTTCCTGTCATATCGTCTTTAACAAACTCCACAGTATTAGTGTTGCCTGTAGCACTGTGAAGTAACTGCATACTGTTTAAACCAGTATTCAGATTTGAAACTAACTTTGAAACCTTTGCTTTGAAACCTTTATATAATCCAGGGTAGAAGGTACTTGCAGCAAAGGTAGTTGTTGCTCCAGTTGAATTCAATAACTGATAATCACTTTCTGAAGTAATTACCAGACTTGTATAAGTTCCAGAATCATCTCCACTTGTTAGTGTTGTTGAACCATCCGAAGAACCATTTACGTTTGCAGTAAGAGTTCCACTATTCGCATTATAAGCAAATGTGGAGATTGGTCCAGCTTCTGCACTTCCTCCTGTTACACGATTGACATCGTTTCCTGCACTTAGAACTGCACCACCAGTGTTGTCGGTAAATCCAGAAGCAAGTTTTGGACTTGTGCCTACGCTAGTAACATTTGTTAGAGTTTTGCTGCTTAATCCGTCAGGTGCTGCAGGTGAATCATCATAAACCTTAAGTGCTACAGTACCAGTGGCAGGAATAACACCTGGATTTGCGGTGTTATGCGAGTTTAGAGTTAATGTGAGAGTATCAGTACCAGTTGAACTATTTGTGCCCTGACTCCAAGTGTGTTGAAGTCTTGCTGCACCTGCACCTGCTCCACCAGATGCTGAATCGTTTGCAATTGAGTCATTTGAGGAACCATCTCCCCAACCCATCGTATAATCAACTGTTGCGCCCGATGTATTTGTTGTATTATTGTCTAAGTAAAGAGATTCTCCCTCAACAACATATAAGTCATTACCTGAAAGAGCACTTCCGCCACTAGAACCTCTGTATAATGCAAATCCAACTACTGGATTTGGTGTGTAAAGAGTGATGTAATCTGTCTTAGAGGTTGTGAACGAACTTCCCGCACCTACTCCTGTATTATTCTTTGCAGTTAATGTGATTGAGAACAATCCGCCATTAGCATCACTATAGGTGTGGGGGATAGATGCCGATGAATAGTTGGATGTTGTTGTACCGTCTCCCCAATCGACATCATAACGGTTAGCATTTCCAGAACTTGTAACCGTTAGTGTCACTGCAAGTGGAGAACCTCCTGCAA